ATGATCGCGTATTTTTTACTCGTGCATCGCTTCCCTGCGCAGTTCAAACGACTGTTCTCTGCCATTTATGCGCCCGGCAATCAGTATGTTGTTCATGTCGACAAGCGTTCAGGCAAGAAATTATCAGATGACATCTCCCAATTTCTTGCCCCCTATCAGGGCGTCGAAATGCTTGCCTCCCAGGATGCGCTTTGGGGTGGTTACAGCCTCGTCGAGGCGGAGCTGCGCGGCATGGCGCGTCTGCTCGAAATGGATCACCGCTGGACCCATTACATCAATCTGTCCGGACAGGACTTCCCCCTCAAGAGCCAGAGCTACATTCGCCAGTTTGTCGCAGCGCACCCTGGCAAACAATTCATCCGCGCGGTGGATCAGCGGAAGCTCCGGCCGGATACCCTCAACCGCATTGATCACGTCTTCCACGAGGCAAACGGCGTCATCGAAGACACGCAAATAGGTCGGACTTTCCTCACCGGTGACACCCCTTTCATCGGCACCCAATGGAAACTCGTCACGCGCGGTTTCTGCGAATATGTTCGCAATGATCCCGCTGTAGAACGCTTCAAGAAGTTTTACCGCAACAGCTTCATTGCCGACGAAGCATTCTTTCAGACCGTCTTGATGAACAGCCGCGGTCAAGGTGTCGTGATGAACGATGACCTGCGCATGATCGATTGGGTGCCTGACGGTGATATCAAGCTTCGGCCGCGCAATTATGACATCACCGATCTGGCTGAATTGCAGCGCAGCAAGGATCTCTTTGCCCGCAAGTTTGACGCTGAAAGTGACACGGAAATTCTGAGCTTGCTGGAGGAACATCTCCGGACACCGTCCGCAAATATCTATCAAGCCCCTGCCATCACCGTGAAGTTGCAAGCGGATCTGCGACAAGACGTGCTGATCGCCGCCTGACCGACCACACGCCGGTCGCTCCTCTCGACGTCAACGGAAAGACAAAATCATGAGCAAATCACAGAAGAAATCGAACCGCGAAATCCGTAAACCCAAAGCAGTAAAGCCCAAGACAAACGCCTCCAAGCCTTCGGAAAAGGGTGATGTGGTGCCTGGTCTTGAGCACATGAAACGCCGGGGAAACTGAAAATGCGCGTTTCGGAAAGCTTTTGTTTAGATCAAGAGGCACGTCAGCTCGCTCTCGCAGAGAGCGAGCCGCTGGAAAACCGGCGAAAAATCGCTCTTAACGCTGCCAAGGCCTGGGCGGCGGAAGCGGTCGCAGTGCGCGAGGTTGCACTCAATCGCCGCTCCCCCGACCAGCTCGATGCCGCCATCACATTAGAATTCGCTCAGGAAACAGCTGCATCGACAGCGGATCCGGAAAAACTGGATCACGGGCACGTCCAGTAAGACAGGAAGTAACCCTGTCGAACTCATCCGGCCAGATCAGACAACTGATCAACGCCGTTATCATCTATCCACGAAGTGCCGACAAGAATATCGAGGCCTATGGTTCGCTAGAAGCCGCCGTACCCTTGCGACCACCGGCCAAGCAAGGAGGGAGCTGCAGCCGTTTTTAACGTTGGTAGCGGAGGACCGATGCCGTCGTCAGATTGTAGGCCAGCTCAATAGCGTTTGACCCCGCAACAATGCTGCTTTTCTGCGTTTAATAAAGCCATACTAGTTTCGGGAGGTCGCCCATGACCGCCCGTGCATTTGGCGATCTCGCTGCCAACCTTCTCGGCCCTCGCCCCAAGGTCCGGCGATCAAGCTATGACATCAACGACCCCCGCGCCGACGTCTTTCGGCCGATCGGCGGCGGCACCGTCAAAGGTGGTCTGCAATGGGTCGACGCCTTCATGCAAGCCGTCGAGGAATGGAACGTGCAATATCGCGTCCCAGGCAAAGGCGTTCCGCTCAATGGATCGTGCCTGCGGGTGCTGCGCGCTTTCCTGCGCAAGCTCGACTTTAAGACCGGCCAGCTGGATCCCGCACTAACATCAATCGCCCAGTTCGCCGGCTGCTCGAAGGACACAGTGGTGCGATCTCTAAAGAAGCTACAGCAGCATGGCATTATCGACTGGGTCCGGCGATCGATGGCAACCGGCGCGGCCAAGGGCGAAGGTCCCAAGCGTGAGCAAGTCACCAACGCCTATTTCTTCGATCCCACCAAAATGCCGAAGCGTCTTGCTGCAAGGCTACGCCAGCTCGTCACCCGCAAACGCCGCAAGGCGCGTCCTGATCGCATGCGATCACCTCAAGCAGCCGAGCGTGCCGATCTTGAACAACGCGCCCAGGAAGCTCCGATAGGCAGCCCTCTTTACCAGATGCGTTCGAGGCTTGATCGCATAGGGCGCGTTTTTGGATCTAGTGCGAGTTTGACTTCCGGTCAGTTCACCCCCTCCAAACATAAAGGGGATAAGGAGTGACGAGGTAGTCACCTCGTCACGCGCAGTTTTGGTCGCCTGAATGCCTCCCCAGCCCCGGATTTCACCTTAAATGTATCGACGGCCGCACCGTCGACCGGACCGGCGTGTGCCGGCCCGAGGCTTGGCAGGGGGCCAAGCGCAAAGGGTGTGCCAGACGGCAAATTGCAGTCCGAAAGTTGCTGCGTTGACCTGCGTAATCTTGCGTAATTCACGATCTGCTCCACTCCGGCGAGAGGCTTTTGAAAAGGCTGATCTTTTTCACGCAGCAGAAAGCCAAAATCTGCGTAATTTCCGGCTAAAGACGTCGAAGGCGAGGCGGGGGGACGAGTGCGGCGCTGGGGGTCTGGCGCGCGGGGGCCAGCCGCGAGACCTCGATCTTGCCGCCCGGCCACTTGTTCTGTATTTGTTCCTGATGACGCGTTATCGAGACGGGCTGGCGATTCCCGACTGCGTATTCGAAGCCGCCGCCTGGAAATATCAGGTCGAAATCACATGCAGCTGCGGCCATCTGGCGCGCCACGATCCGCATGGGCTTTGGCATTTCTGCGAGAAGAAACGGTGGAGCGACAACTTCCAGGATCTCTATCTCCGCTTCTATTGCCTGCGCTGCATGGTCAGCAGGAAACAGAAAGTGCGCCCGCGCAAGATCGACGGGACGAAGGAGCCCGCCACAATCAGGTTGCCATGGCCCAGCGAACTGGAGTGGAAGCGCGCCATATCTCGTTTCCGCTAACCGATTGACACGGGCCGCCATCACCCACAACTTCAGGCATATGTGCAATCTCTACCGGATGAAAAGCAAAGCGGCCAAGGTCGCGCAGCTGTTTGAGGCAGAACCGCCTGCTGCGGAAAGCAATTTAAGCAAGCTTGTTTATCCAGGATAACCTGTAATGCTCGTGGCCGAGGGCAAGGTCCAGACCATGTATCAGGCCACTACTGGCTCATGGGCTGAGTAAGCACTGTGGTAACCGGAAGGAATTCTGATGCGATACCAATGCACTTTCGCGCTAGCCCTCTCCGCTATGCTCTCAGCCTGTTCGGGTTCTGCGAACTCTCATTCTTATCGTTCGTATTCCGAGCCGAGCAGATGCTGGCTTAGCGGGGAGAAGTTAGCTGCTTATGTAGCGGTCTACGATTTAGGCAATGACGAATACACTTTCGATTTTATTTCCAAGAGATGTAAGCCAAAGGACTTCGACCTTGGCGCGCCTAAGACCTTTGTAGTTGCCTTTTTCCCCAGCAACGATGGTGAGGAGCTGAAAAGATTGGGAATCATCGGCAAGCTTCTGTCCAACCAAATCTCGCCGACCCCATCGCTTGGACAAATCATTGGGGTTTATTCTGTCGAAGGTTACGCTAACCTCGAGAATAGCCAACACGGCCAGCTCAGAATTACCGACTTAAGGATCAGCAAGTCGACAAAATTAAATACCTCTCCTCTCGATTTTATCCGTGAGCATATCTATAGCGAATTAGGATCTGAGGCGCCCAGCTCCCGCCAGGTTGCGCCCTTATAGGGCGAAAACCCACCGCTCCGCCGCGGCGGTCTTTTACCGGAGCTCTCAGCCCAAATCAGCCAAATGAGCAACTTTTTCCCGCTTCCGTTCCTGAATTGACAAGCAACCGAGTTGCTCACAGCCTGCGTCCAATGTGCAATCTCTACCGGATGAAAAGCAAAGCGGCCGAGGTCGCGCAGCTGTTTGAGGCAGAACCGCCTGCTGCGGAAAGCAATTTAAGTGAGCTTGTTTATCCCGGCTATCCGGCAATGGTCGTGGCCGGGGGCAAGGTGCAGACCATGCATTGGGGCTTCCCCCTCATCCGCCGCGGTAAATCTGGCCAGCTGCTGAAACCGAAGCCCGTCAACAACACGCGCGCAGACAAGCTCTCCAGCCCCTTCTGGCGCTCCAGCTTCGAGCACCGCCGCTGCCTGATTCCGGTGAACGCCTTCGCCGAGGCTGAGGGCACAAAGGGCGCCAAGACCAAGACATGGATATCCCTCCCCGATCAGGAAATCTTCGCGTGCGCAGGGATCTGGCGTGAGAGTGAGGAATGGGGGTGCGTGTTTTCAATGGTAATGACTGAAGCAAACGAAGCCATGGCCCCCATCCATTCCAGAATGCCGGTGATTTTGGACGCGGATCAATCTTCGGCCTGGTCGAGCGAAAATGTCACGGACGTACTCAGCATCTGCAGACCGTACTCGGGCGAGCTAGCTATAGATCGATCCAACACGTCGTGGGGTCAGCAGCAAGAAACGCTGTTCTAATGCAACATCAATGACTGAAAATGGGCCGGTTGCTGACTGACTGCTTGTGATCAATTCAAACGCGAAAGCGGCCAATCTATCGCGTGCTGATCGACCGAATGATGGAGCACCAAAAAGTCAGGCTGCGTTAGGACCGCCGGTAGCGCCTAGCCAGCCGACGGCGCCGCAGCGTTTCCGCCGGCTCCCTCCGCCAACCCGACATGGTCCGCGGCGGCTGCCTGCAAAGGCTGTCCCTCACCGGGAATGGGCACTGCCTCCTCGATCGGGATGAAGTCGTCGAGTGCGGCGCTGGCCTCCGCCTTAGTCGGGTCGAGTGGACGACTGAGCAACAAAGGCCGCTCGCTCAGCACGCCCTTGCCGAAGGCGAGGAAGTTAAGAAAGCGCAGGTTGGGAATGCTACGAACATAGGCGCTGTCATAGATATTGAGGAGGAATTGCAGGCTGGTCTGGTCGACCAGAGCATGGGTCAGGAAGGTATTGCACTGGGACAGGATGGTCTTGCTCACCAAAGCGGTGCGCTGCGAAACGATGAAAAGCCCGACCCCGTATTTGCGGCCCTGCAGCGCGATCTGGCCGATTTTGTTGACGACGTGCTGGGTGTCATAGTCGAAGCCAGCGCCTGCCGTTTCTGGGATGATCGTATGGGCCTCCTCCAACACGATCAGTATGCGGCGGCTTTTGCGGTTCGCGCGGGCCCAGACCATGATCTCCGAGAGGAAGAGCTCGGTGGCCAGCAAGGTTGCCCGGGTATTCGTGACCTCGGCGACTTCAAACAATCCGATCGCCGAACCGGCTTCGCGTAGGAAATTGTCGACCTGCTTGCGGGCATCTTCCCGGATGGACTCCATGAAGTTGCGCAGCAGCTTTTTTTCGTCGCCCGCCTTGAACGCTCCCGTTTCCACCGCAAACAGTTTCTCCTCGAGCTCGTCGGCCTTGTTCTTGCGCAGCCCGATCGCTGCAGGTGCGAGATCTGCAAGACGCTTGCGATACTCGCCTGTCAGGTCGACGCAGAATATTTTGGCGCCTTGAACGTAGGCTTCGCGGATCAAGTCGAGGACAAGTTCGGTCTTACCCGTGCCGGTCACGCCGAGAATGGCCGTATGATAAGCAATCATCTCCGGCAGCGATGCTTTGACTTGCATCGCAGTACCGGGGATTTCGCCAATGATGAACTCGCCGGGACTCACCTCGACCGCGTGCTGCGCCCCGTCCGCGAGCTTAAACACAGGCAGGTTCATCCTCGGCAGCCAGGCGAACTTCTGGAAACCCTTGTCGGGTGCCCATGTGCCGAGCTGCGCTGCGTTAACGATGTGGGTGCCGCGTGGGTTCTGCTGGAAGCTTTCTTCGGTCGTGTTGGCGTTGATCACTTGGTAGAATACGCAATTGCCGTCGATCGAGCAGAACACGACCGAACCTTCCTGAATTCCGGTACGCTTGGACACTTCAAAGTGGATACTGGCGATATCCGAGCCTTCGACGACAAACCCGACAAGATCGGCATCTTCGCCCTGACCGCACAGATCGCCGATCAGCCTTTTACGCGTCGTCACATCGTCGACAGTGAAGACAACACCGGTAAGATGCGGGAGGCGGCCTGTCGGAGTCTCGCCGACGATTAGGCCGGTGCCGATGATCAGCTCGTCCTGGATGTGTGAGAAAAGCGGGATAACATAGCGGTGTATGCCGCCGGCCAGAGCAGCTACATGCAGACCCGCTTCCCAAACCTCGGCGCTATTGACTTGAACACGAACGATATCGGGGTCGTCGACACGGACAATACGCCCAGCACTGTTGAGATTGCCAATTGCCCGTTCGGCGCGCCATTCATTCCACAATATCAATAGGAACTCGATCGGCCGGATAAGCGCGAACAGCAACCACAAGGTGGTGAGGACCAGCAGATGACGCGGTTCGGTATAAAAGCCAAAGATGCTGATCAGCGCGGCGGTGCCGAAAATGAACGGCCCGCTCGAAAGGCGTTCGGCGAGCAGATAGCTGAACCGGCGCAGCGGCGATTGCTGGTTCTGCTCGACAAGCGCGGCCACCAGAGCCGCGGCTCCGACCAATCCTGCATAGCCAATAGACGCGCCGCGGGCGAGTTCGAGCTCGAAGCTCGCCCCGGGCGCAGTGCTCAGGTCGAGCGTGAACAAGGCGGCGAGCGCGGCAACCGCTGCGCCCAGTGCATCGCGCGGCGGGCGGTACCAAGGTGCTGAAAGCAGTCCGAGCGTCCACCAGGCGACCGCCGAAGCAAGCCAGAGCGTTTCGCCATTGCCGGTGACATGCCAGTGGCCGGTCGCCCAAATATAGGCGAAATAAAAAATGGCGGTGTTGAGCACGAACGCGACGAAGCGTTGCGGCTGGGTGAGCGCGTCTCGCTTCATCGAAAGGATCGGCCAAGTCGCGCCATGCCGCCACACTATAGTCTGGCGGACGGATTGTCACGCCGATGGCTTGGCGGACAAATCATCGCTGGAATTCCAATTCCATCGGATCGCCCCCGATACACGCCTGCAGCCATTTCCGGTCTGGTGGACTTCGGGCCTGTGCTGGGGTTGCAGCCGATGCCGGCGAGCGGTTCCTCGAGCGATTTCAGCTGGGCGTGGACGCCGTTCAACAGGTGCGGCCAAATGTTACGGCAGCTTTCGGGAAGCTAGAGATATCAGCCCAATGACCGATATTGGGGCGCAAAGCCGCCGTCCCGCTCCCCTCACCCCGAGGAAATCACCAACTCCCCCACCCGCTTCGCCTTCGTGCCAATCGTGTAGGTCGTCCCCACCTCCTCCATCGCGAACCCTGCAAAGATCTGCCTCACCTGGGGCTGGTCGTTGATACTCAGCACAAACCGCCCCTTCAATTGCGCAAGGCAATCGGCCATCGCCTCGAACTGGCTGCGATCGAACAGGTCAGCGCCATAGTCCGCCTCATTTCCAAAGTAAGGCGGGTCCAGGTAGAACAGCGTGCGCGGCCTGTCCCAACGTTTCAGGAAGGCCTGCCAATCTAACCGCTCGATCACGACGCCGGAGAGGCGCTCGGCCATATCCTCCAGCATCGGCACTAGCTTGGTCACGTCGAACCGCGCTCCCAGCCCCGGTGCGACGCCAAAGCTACGCGATCCGGCCACCTTCCCGCCAAAGGCCAGGCGCTGCAGATACAGGAACCGTGCCGCGCGCTGCAGGTCGGTCAGCGTGGTCGGATCCTGCCGGCACAGCTTCTCGAAATTTGCGCGGCTGCTGATCTGGAACCGGATCATTTCGATGAAGGCGACATAGTGATGCTGCAGCACGCGGAAGAGCGTGGCGACATCTTCATTCGCATCATTGATCACTTCGCATTTCGGCCGGCGATCACGGCGGAAGAATACGCCGCCCATGCCGATGAAGGCCTCGGCATAGGTTTCATGCGGGATCGCGTTGATTTTGGCGACCAGGCGCTTTGCCAGATTGCGCTTGCCGCCAAGCCAGGGCGCGACCGGCCGGCACGGCGCAACGGGATCCAGAGCGATTTCAGGATTCGACTTCGTCATTTTTGTTCCATATATGTTCCGCCGTCGAGTCGACAGGCGGGATGGCCCCATGAAGGGCCCGATTGGGATCATGACGAGTGCATGTCGTCGGACTTGGGGCGTTTCCCCGCCCCGGTCCCCCGCCTCTCTCGGCGAGCGTTGGTCAGGCGCCGCCGACAGGCATCATCGGCGCATAGTCGCGGTAATTGACCACCGGCAGGCCGGTAATATCGTTGATGCGCCGCATGGTCTCCATCAGCGGGCCAATCTCATTTATGAAGAACACATCCATCGCGCTTCGCACATCGCCAAAGCCGCCATTGTTGGTCGGCACGATGCCCAGCAGCTGGGGCGGCATACGGTGCGCGCTCAGCAAATCGTCGCGGCTCACATTCTTGATGCCCAGGAATTCATCCCGCGCCGCCACTTCGGCGATCGGGATGATCTGCACGCCATCCTTGTTGCCCCTCGGTGCATGGATGAACAGGTTCTTGAAATTACCGACACCCTTGGCCTGTGTCAGTTGATCACGGATCGCATCGGCATCCTGATTGCTCACCGTCTCTTCGCTGAGGTAAAAGACGAACCCCGCATGCGCACCATTCTTGTAGTAGCGCCGGCGGAACAAAGTCGCCGCCTCGTTGAGCAGGCCCGACTGCAGGGCGGATAGCCATTCGGGCAGGCCATAGACTTCCTGCTCCACATCGGGCTCGGCCAGATGCACGATGGATCCGGCGCGGAACTCATGATCGCCCGACAGACTGCCGAGGCCAAAGGGGGACGGCTTCACCCAGAAATACCGCCCCTCCTCCACGCCCACCCTCGTATGCAGCGCGGGCGAGACGCGATAGCGCAGCGGCCGCTTGGCCATATTGCGCACTTCCTCCAGGAACAGATTGCCCATCTGCAGATAATCGAGCGCCGCGCGCTCATGTGTGGCAGCATCCATCCAGCGCGACGGCACGAAATGCCGCTTCAGCAGATTGACCTTGAACTTGATCGCGCTCTGGTGATGCGGCGCCATGCGATAGGATTTGGCAAGGCCGATAAAGGGCACCGGCGGTTCATACCAATCGCCATTGCGCCACATGCCATCGAAATAGCTCCACAGATTCTGCCCGTCGACGACGCTGGCATCATCGCCAAAGCTGAAGGCCTCGATCGTGATCGGCTCAGCCGCCTGTTCTGCGCCTTCGCGCTCCGCAATATCGCTCATCGGGAAAAACTCACTCTGGCTTGTGTCTGGGTGGTGTCGCCCGCATCAAGCGGTTCATTGATCAGGGCATGCATCACCGCCCAGGCCATATCGGCATGGCCATGTGCGGCATTGCGGCCGGAAACATAGGTGACGTGTTTCTGCCCCTTGGTCAGCGCGGGGCGGATCGCCATGAAGGCGCTGGATATATCGTGCCAGCCCGCATCATATTCGAAACGGCCATTGCGGATAACATTCTGCGCTTTCATCACCAGCGCCGCCTTGCTGGAAACAGTGTAATCGATCCGCCGCGCGGTCGGGTGCCACTTCACGACCAGCTCCCACACCGCCTGCCCTGCTCCGCTCGTATCGATGCCGATATCCTCGACATTATACTGGCTGGCGATCCGCCGGATCTGCTTCGCCTGGGCTTCAAAATCCATACCCCGCAGCGGCACTTTCTGCAGCAGGCGGAATGTCCCGCCGGGCGTGTCCGGCGGCGCAATAACCACCAGCGCTGCCCCGTCGCGCCCGCCCTTGTCCGGGTCGTACCCCAGCCAAACCCGCTTGCTACCAAACGGCCGTGCCTCGGCCGGCTTGTAATCCTTCCAGGCATAGAAACTGTCGACGCGGCAGGGATTGAGGATCGAGAAGGGAAAGCTGCTTTCGGTATCGTCGATGAATTCGCAGCCGTAGAGGTTGCGAAATTCCTCCTCGCTGCATTCCTGCCGCAACTCGTCCTCATCAAACAACCCGCCCATGCCGCCGGCGATCGCCTGCTGCAGGGTCAGCACCTGGCACCAGCTGCCGTCTGGCATATGCGCGCCGGTCGCCAGCGCCTTGGCGGAAGTGTCGAATTCACGCCGGTCCTCGCGCCGCCTTCCCCGGTTCCATTCATCGCCCGACCAGAAGGGATAGGCTTCATGCGTCACCGTGCTGGGTGTGGAGAAATAGGTCCGCTTGTAGATCTTGTGCGTCGCCATGGCGCTGGCAACACGCTTCAACTCGCTGAAGGCCGGCACCCAGAAGAATTCATCGAAATAGAAATCGCCATGCTCGCCCTGCGCAGTGGCCTTGCTGGTGGAAAGGAAATGCAGCTCGATCGGCTCATACCCTTCCCCCATATCGATGATCATCGGCGCATCCTGCAACCCGCCCTTCAGCTCCACCCCCGTCACCTTGCGCACCCAGGCGACGATATAGCGGCGGAAAATCAGCGCCTGCCGCTTCGATGCCGAGAGGAAAATCTGGTTGCGCGCTTCGCCGGCAAGGCTGCTCTCGCGCGCTTTCATGAAAGCTTCGCGGGCGAAGTACCAGGTCGCGCCCGTCTGCCGGCTTTTCAGCACCTTGCGCGTGCGCTCGCCCCGCACTTCCCACCAGCCATGCTGATGCGCGAAATTCTTCGCGTGGAAATCATCCTCCAGCGCGGCCCACTGCTCTTCAGTCAGGCAGTTCTTGCGCTTGGCATCGCGCGTCGCCGCGGCCTTGGCTTTGGCCTCGGGTGAATGGCGCGCCTTCACTTTGGGGTTGAGATCGGCCTCCTTGCCCGTGGCCTGATATTTCTCGATCCGGGCCAGACGCTCGGCCTCGCGCATCAGCAGGTCGATTTCCTTGAAATCGCGCCCGCTCTTTTCCTCCTTGGCGATCAGCGTGGAAAGCCGCGCTTCCAGACTGTCGGCGATCTTCTCATGCGCCGGCGCCTCGTCCCATTTGTCGCGCGTCTTCCAGCTGGCGATGGTCGAATATTTGCAGCCCAGCTCTTCGGCGATCTGCGTGATCGCCCAGCCCCGCCAGTACAGCGACCGGGCCGCGCGCTTTGCCTCCACCGGGCTTGGCGGAGTGGTGGCAGCAGGATCGATGGCGGGCGGCTCGCTCATGGCCCCCGAATGTCACGTCATTGGTTCTCACGCGCCGCCGGCATCTCGTTGGTGCGGCGGGAACGAGGGGGAATGGTTGTCTTCCCCTCCCCTTATCGGGCCTGACAGGTCTGCAATTTCAGAATTTTTCCGCGCCGCGCGATCCAGGAGCCCCCGATGAAAACCAAGAAGTTCCTTCTCTGCACCTCCGGCACCACTGTCGATGGGCGAGAGATCAATGCCGAATGGCTGCGCCAGATGGCAGAGGATTACAATCCCAAAACCTATGGCGCGCGCCTCAATATCGAACATGTCCGCGGCGTCACCGGGCAACAGCCCTTCCGTGCCTTTGGCGATGTGCTGGAACTCTCGGTGGAGGACAATTACGAAATCACCGTGGGCGGCGAGACGGAAAAGCGCACCGCGCTCTTTGGCGTCTTCGACGTGACCGAAGAGGCCAAATCGCTCAATGAACAGGGGCAAAAGGTTTACCCCTCGGTGGAGATCGATCCCGACTTCGCGGGTAAAGGCCGCGCCTATATGATGGGCTGCGCGCTGACCGACAGCCCCGCCGCCATCGGCACGCAGCGCCTGTCCTTCAACCGCGTCGCGCCGGGCCATGATCAGCTGAAGCAGCAAGAGCTCGGCGGCCTGCTTGAATTCGCCGAGGAAGAACCGCAGGGCGATGTCGCCGGCGCGATCGAAAGCGGCTTTGCCAGGCTCTTCAAGAAAATTGGCCTGATCGGCGGCGAGCCGGAAAAGCCCAAGCCAGAACCCAAACCCGCAGAAGGTCAGCAGGTCGATCTCTCCGCCCTGATGGAGGGTGTCGGCGGGGTCGTGGCACAGGCCCTGGCAACCCAGCAGCAGAAGACGGACGCGGATATCGCCGCGCTTTCCGCGCAGATGGAACAGCTCTCCAGCACGATCGAAAATACCGAAGAACCCGGCCACCGCCCTCGCCCGGCTGCCGCCGGCACCAGCGACGGCATGGATTATTCCAAGGCCTTTTAAGCCGCGCCCACTCACCCCTGACAGACCCTAATCCAAGGACGCAAACACTATGGGCTATCACCTCTCCGATCGCGGCCGCACCGCCCTGGGGAATCTCTATCGCCATATCGGCCAGCTCAACGGCACCGGCAATGTGCACAAGCTGTTCTCGGTCGACCCCACGGCCGAACAGCGGCTTGAGGATATGCAGCGCGAACAGGTCGGCTTTCTCGACCGGATCAATGTGGAATCGGTCCGTGATCTGATCGGTGAGGTTATCGGCCTCTATACCGAAGATTTCATCGCCCGCCGCACCAGCAGCGCCCAACTGCCGCGCCGCCCGCGTTATGTCGGCGGCATGCAGGATCGTAAATACCAGCTCTACGAAACCGAATTCGACACCAATCTGCCCTGGGCGAAGATCGATGCGTGGTCGAAGTTCAAGGATTTCCCGGCGCGCTATGCCGCCCATGTCGCGATCTCAATCGCGCTCAGCCGCATTTCCATCGGGTGGCACGGAACCCACGCCGCCGCGCACAGCAATCCGGAAACCAGCCCCAATGGGGAGGATATGAATATCGGTTGGCTGCAGAAGCTGCGGATCGAAAAGCCTTCCCACGTGATGGGCCGCGCTCTGGTGAATGATCAAGCCGTGGGCGATGATCAGCCCATCCACATCCACGCCAACGCCGATTACAAGAATGTCGATGCGCTGGCGTATGATCTGATTGCCGGCATGCCCAGCTGGGCGCGCAATTCCACCGAACATGTCGTGGTGGTCAGTCAGGATCTCGTCGACGAGAAATACTTCCCCATGATCAACCGGCCACTGTCGGGCACGATCGATGGCGGCAAGGCGACCAGTGACGAAGTCACTTATGACGTGATCATGTCACGCAAACAGATCGGCGGCCGGCCCGCGGCGATCGTACCCAAATTCCCCGATGGCACGATGTTCATCACCCCGCTGAAGAACCTCTCCATCTATTGGCAGGAGGGCTCGCGTCGCCGCTTCATTCGCGATGAGCCGGAAAACAAGGTCGCTCTGGCCGACTATAACAGCATCAATGAAGGCTATGTGATCGAAGACACGGATTTTGCCGTACTTGCCGAAAACATCACCTTCACCGATCCAAACGCACCCGCCGAATGATCCGGTGGAGGGGCTTCTCGGCCCCTCCGCCCGTCTTCCTGCGCTCCGGAGCCTGCCCCAATGATCAGCCCCTTCCGCCGCCACCAGCAAAAGACGCTCGCCCGGCTGTCCGCCTATCATGACGGGCAGGTCGCATCCGAAGGCATGGCCCTCCCCATGCCGGAGGATAGCCCCGGCGCGAATGAATATCGCAATCTGCTGGCGCAGCAGCATGAGGATCTGCGCCGCCTCAGCGAGATTGAATCGATCGAGAACAAGATCGCCGCCAAGGCGGAAATGCTGCCCAAATATACCGATTGGTGTGAAGGCGCCCTGGCGATTGCCGAAGGGGACAGCGCACCGCAGGACGATATCGTCGTCACTGCCATGATCTGGGCGCTCGACGTCCGGCAATGGACCCTCGCGCTCGATCTCGCGCAGCATGTCATCACCCACAGCCTGCAGATGCCCGAACGCTATCACCGGGGCTCCGCCGGGCTGGTGGTCAGCGAAGTGGCCGATGCCGCGATCGCCGATCCGGAAGCCGTACCGCATGACGTTTTGCTGCGCGCCAAGCTCTATCTCAATGCGCGCTATGACATGAAGGACAGCTACCGCGCCCGCCTCCACCGCGCATTGGGTGAAAGCTGGGCGCGCAAGGCGGATGATTTCGATCCCGATGCGGAGGACGCGATCGCCGGCGGCAAACCGGCGCTGGTTGACACCGCGCTCACCGAACTGCGGCGTGCGAAGGATCTGGATGGCAAGGTCGGCGTCGTCAAACAGATCGAAGCGCTCGAACGCGAAGCCAAACGCCTCGCCAAAGGGGCTGAGGACGCTGCCGACAAATCACAGGAATAAACCAGCTCGCGCCCCGGCGCCACGGGGGCGGTGACGCGCAGGATCATCGGGCCAGCCCGATTGTCTCTTCGCCGATCCCCACCCCCGTTTAGCCGGGGCGCGTCACGCGGAAGATAGCCATGAACGACATCGTCTCCACCCCGCCGGCACCGGCATCGCCAGAAGGCAGCATGGTCACCACCGGCGCCTGGTGGCCCGATGTCGACGTCAACGATATCCGCCAGCGCGTGAACCTGCGCGGTGAATTGCCCCATGCACGCCTGGTCGATGCCATCGAATGGGGCGTGATCCATGTCACCACCGAGCTTACCCGCTGGGCCAGCGCCGCGATTGTGGCCGGCGCGAACAGTCTCACCGATGTCGATCCCCTGAACCGCGTCAACGGTGCCCCATTGCTCGAACGGCTCTTTATCGGCGCTGTCGCTTCCACGGCCGCCGCGCGGCTGATCGAGCGCCATCCCGATATCACCGCCACGCGTGAGGGCAGCGACCGGGCGGAGCAACGCTACGAACTCGCCGCCGCCTTCCGCCGCGATGCCACCCACGCCATCCGCACCATGATGGGGCGCAGCGGCACCACGGTCGAGCTGATCTGATGCCGGGCGACACCGTCATCAGCCATCAGGGCGAAACGCTGGATCTCATTCTCTGGCGCCATCGCGGGCGCACGGCCGGCCTCGTCGAACGCACCATCGCGCTCAATCCCGGCCTGGCCGATCATGGCCCCGTGCTGCCCGCCGGCGCCGCGATCACCCTGCCCGAAATTGCTCCTTTCCTACCCAGACGCGAGACCGTGAAATTATGGGGATGATGCATGAGATCGTCGACGGAATCGCGCCCTGGGCTGCCTTTGGCGGCGGTGCCGGCGCGGGCTTCGTCTTCCTGAAATGGTTCCTCGAATGGGTCGCTGGCCGGATGGATCGCCGCGCCGATGCGATCGATGCCGGCACGCAGCGCCTGATCATGGGGCTGGAAAGCCGCGTGGTCGCGCTGACCGAGCGGCTCGACCATGTCGAGAGCGAGCTCACCAAATGCCACAAGCGCCACGCCGAAAGCGAAGCCGAAGTCATGCAGCTGAAAGCCATGCTGCAGGGCGCAGGCGCCGCCCGCAATCACGCGCAGACCATCATCGCCGCCGAACGAACCGCCAGCAGAAAGGCAGGCTGACCATGCAGCTTTCCCGCAGTTTCACCCTCTCCGAATTCACCACCAGCCAGACCGCCACACGGCAGAGCCTGGACAACACGCCGCCCGATTGGGTGATCCGCAATCTGCGCGCCCTGTGTGAGAATGTGCTTCAGCCCCTGCGCGACTATTACGCCCGGCCCGTCGTCATCAGCTCGGGCTATCGCAGCCCTGCCGTCAACCGCGCGGTCGGTGGATCTTCCAGCAGCCAGCACACCAAGGGGCAGGCAGCGGATTTCGAGATCCCCGGCATTTCCAATGTCGAGGTTGCTCGCTGGATGCAGAAACGCCTCAATTATGATCAGCTTATCCTCGAATTCCACACGCCGGGCGAACCAAACAGCGGGTGGATCCATGTCAGCTGGCGGCCAGATTACCGCAATCAGGAACTGACCGCGCAGCGGGTCCGCAAATGGGGCCGCTGGAGCACGCAATATGTCCGGGGGCTGGTCGCGTGAAGCGCCTCGAAACCTTCCGCGCATGGGTGCGCCCCGCCAGCGTCACCGCCAGCTTCGCCTTCGTACTGCTGGGCGGCTATCTCGCCTTTGTGCTGGAGGCGCTGGCGCCCGGCCTCGGCTGTACGCTTATCCGCATTCAGGGCGCATGGCTTTCCGCCATTCCCGATCCTGCCTGGCAGGTGATCGGCGGCACGGTGCTGGCCTATTTCGGGGCGCGTGAAGTCGGGAAATGGGCCGACCGCAAATATAGCGGGCCCGGTAAGACGGAGGGCCAACGCGATGGCCCTCGTTAAAACCATCGCCCGCTTTGTCGGCCTGCGCCCATGGGTGGTGATCACCGCCGGTCTCGTCGTGCTGCTTGCCGCCGGAACGATCGGCAAATGCACCTATGACCGGCAAGTCATCGCCGATCATGTCTCGCAGGCGAACAATCAGACGCTCTCCCGCACGATCGAGACCAACGACGAAGCCGCAAGCGAGCAGCTCGCCGACCATGACCGCCTTTCCATCCTGCAAAGGAATTATGACGATGCGCTTCACGATCCGCCCGCTGGCTCTTCTCTCGATCCTCGCATTCGCATCGATTGCCAGCGGCTGCGCCACGCCGGCTATGGAGAAACCGATCTTCCCGCGCCGTGCCGATATGGCGGAGGCCGTGGCACAGGGACCGGTGCCGACCGCTGAAATCGTCACCGATCCAGAAGTCCATGCCGCCTATGACGCCGCCGTCGATGGCTGGGCGCTCAGCATTTCGCTCGCCGCCGGCCGGATCTGCCGCTGGTCGGTGCGGATGGGCGCGGAGTGGGATTTCTGCCCGCCCCCGCCTGCCGGGCCGCAGCCATGAATAAGCCCGACAGTCTCCGCGCGGCCTTCACCGCCGTCTTCGGCGATCTTGCGGATAATCCCGACCGCTTCCGCCTCTGGATAGAGGAAGGCCATGTCCGCTGCCATGCGGCTGATCCGACACAGGGCGAGAATTTAAGCTACACGCTCGAATACAGGCTAGTCGTCGTCTTCGAAGCCTGGCGCCGTTCGCATCTGCTGATCTGGATCGTGCTGCTCGACTGGCTGCGGATCCACCAGCCTGATCTGCTCACCCCCAAACAATCGCCCGAAGCCATTCCCTTCGAAGCCGATCTCATCTCGAATGAGGAAGCCGATATCAGCTTCGAACTCATGCTTTCCGAACCCATCCGCGCGAAACGGCGCGCAGATGGCGGCTTCGACATGAGCGTGATCGGGGAGAATAATCCGCTTTTCCCTGACAGCGTGCCGCTGATCGACCAGGGCAAGCCTCTCGCTTCAGTGTGGCTGGATGGCGATCAGTTGCTCTGATGGAAAAGGGCGACAGCCTCGAACAGATCGAACCGTTTCTGGATACGCTGTTTGACGCGGTCGAGCTGCGCTCCCGGCGCAAGCTGCAGGATAAGCTGATGCGCTTCGCCCGCCGCGCCAACGCCCAGCGCATCCGGCAGAATGTGGAACCGGATCGCAGCCGCATGGCCCCGCGCAAGAAACACCGGAAACGCCGCGGCAAGATGTTCCGCAATATCGGCAAGGCCAGCAATCTGCGCATCCGCACCGCGCCCGATAAGGGCGAGCTCTATTTCAGCTCTGGCACCGCCCACACTGCGGCGGTGCATCACTTTGGACAGGTCGGCTATGTCGGCAAGGCGGGCGATGGCTCGATCATCCGCACCAAATATGAAGCACGGCGGCTGCTTGGCTTCGGCAAGGAGCAGGATGAATTGCTCGATGAAGTGCTGCGGCATTTGAGTGGCGATTAAATTCGGTTCTAAATGGCCGCTCTCGGTGGGGTCATGATCGTGTGGGGACGCCGGAAAAGTCGTGGAATGCGGACGACTAGAATAGCCAGTTCATCAGGTTGGCTACCAACAAGAACACGCCAATCACGGCGACCATAGCAATGCAGTCAGCATAGCCTCCCTTGATCCAAGTTTCCAGAAGGTTGCCTCCTTGTTGCCTGCTCTTGACTTGCGCATTTCCCGAGACGCCAAGAGCGGCGACGAAGGCGAGAATTAGCGCAACCCACAATCTCTAGCCGGTCATTTGCGAGGCTTAGCAGCCGCAAGCGAGCAACTGCAATTTTGTCGTATCCGGAATAGCAAATTTTGATCAGAAAGTCAGCGAAGCTTCAGGCAGCCACACGAAAGAGCCTCAGAAGACAATAGGCCCAAATTAACGCTTAATCCAATTTTTCCTGGAATATTTGCGCAAATCTGCAAAAAGGGCCATCAAAATTTAAGGAAGATCAAATGTTGATCGAGTTTTCGGTTCAAAATCACAGGGCGTTTCGCGAGAGGCAAACTTTCACGATGGCAGCAAGCTCAACCACCGAGAGAGCCGGTCATGGCCATGTGCTAAAGACAGAGATTGCAGCTGTTCCGTACGTTCTCAGTGAAGCTTGCCTATTTGGGGCAAACGGATCTGGCAAGTCGTCTTTGATAGACGCAATGAGCACAATGCAAGATTTTGTGAAAAGAAGTGGCAAAAATTCTCCTAGCGATAAGCTCAAAGTGAAGCCATTTAGGTTTCACAGCGACTGGCGTGCACTTCCATCTGAATTTGAAATAGTTTTCTTGCATGAAGAAACTATCTACCAGTACGGTTTTTCATTGAATTCCGAAAGAATAATTGAAGAATGGTTGCTCACTAGACCAAAGTCAACTGGGCGAGAGCGCAGCATATTTTCCAGAATCTTTAACGAAAAAAATAGAGAGTATGATTGGCAGCTTAACGCAGCTCATTTGAAGGGAGAGCGAGATAGCTGGAGATCTCAAACACTACACAATGCTCTCTTCATCAGTACCGCCGTACGACTTAACGCAAAAAGCCTTATGCCTCCGTTTGAATGGATTACCAAAAGTCTTGAACTATTAAACACTATTGATAACGAATTTCGTATGTCACCCACATTTAAGTGGCTAAAAGATGAAGAAAAAAAGAAGAGGATCATTGATTTTCTTAGAGAAATTGACGTCGATCTGTCCGACTTGCATTTGGAGGAAAAGGACATACCACCGAATGTATTGAGCATGCTTAAGGCATTATATGAAAATGAAGAATCTGGTGACACCCCAGATTTCCAGGACCTCAAACTGCCAGACCTTTCAGTTTCCAGAACGGATAACAATGGAGAGTTAGTGCCTTTGGCTTTAGATGAAGAATCAACCGGAACTAAAGCACTGGTTGATTTATCTGGTTCAATCCTTGATGTATTAGATCATGGAAGAACTTTGATAGTAGATGAACTTAATACAGGTTTACACCCTTTGGCTTTCCAACACCTTATCAGTCTATTCGCGTCTCCGCGGACCAATCCGAAGGGAGCTCAACTGATTTTTACTTCACACGATACGTCTGTTGCAGATCAAGAATGTCTCGGTCGCGATCAAATCTGGCTGGTTGAGAAGGGCAAAGATCTTGCTGCTCGTTTGATACCATTGTCAGATTTCAAAGGACGCGATGCAAAAGCTTTTCAGAAAAAGTACCTAGACGGTCGATTTGGCGGAATCCCAAGGCTTTCGGTTTAGGTGAAAGTCGATGAGCAGACGGCGGGCCAAGGGCTTTAAAGACTTCAAGCGGCGAAAGGCACATCGTCGAGAGCGAGACAGAGTGCTCATTGTCACAGAAGGCAAAAAAACAGAACCTTCCTACTTTAATCATCTTATTAGAGAACTTGGCCTGACCACAGCGAAAGTTAGAATTGCTGGAGATGGTGGGTCTGCTCCGGTCAGTGTTTTAGATACTGCCAAAGAATATCTTGATGAAGACGATGACTATGAGCAAATTTATCTAGTGTTTGATCGCGATAATCACGCGAGTTATGATGAAGCCCTGACGAGAGTTCAAGGTCTCTCTGAACGACGAAGCTTCGGATCAAAGACAATTCTGGCTGCACCCTCGGTTCCATGCTTTGAGGTATGGTATGCTTTGCATATCGCAGATAGCTGTCGCCCATATCAGGGCACTCAGCGTGCATCTCCCGCTAAAGAACTAATTACAGCTTTAGAAAAACAACAAATAAATGGGAGGGCAATTTTTCAAAATTACGACAAATCCGACTGTAGCGCTTTTTTTCAAGAAATTTCTCAATATCGGGATGACGCTAAAAGGAGATCTGCTCGGATTTTACGCGAAGCAGAAAACAGGGGAGATCAAACTTATCATGAGAATCCCTCCACCCGTGTGCATCTAATCGTAGAAGCGTTGGAACGATTAGCTCAAGCAGATGAGCCTTCATAGGTCCGGCCCGACCTCGTTGACCTAATCCCAACGAGGCCCGACACTGGCACCTGCCCCGCCGCTTTTCCATGCGAGAGGCATGGCATCCGGCAGTACCTCCACCCTCGATCTCTCGCGCCTTGCCGCGCCGCGCGTGGTGGAGGAACTCGACTTCGAGACCATCCTTGCCGCCAGCATCGCGGATCTCAGCGAGCGCTGGCCCGATTTCAACGCCGCGCTCGAATCCGATCCCACGCTGAAACTGCTGCAGGTCGCCAGCTGGCGCGAATTGCTGCTGCGGGCGCGGATCAACGATGCCGCGCGATCAGTGATGCTGGCCTATGCCGGGGGCAGTGATCTAGATCATCTGGGCGCGCTGCTCGGCGTCACCCGCCGTCAAATCCAACCCGCCAGTGATGATACGCTCGCCCTCCTCGAAAGCGACGCGGAGCTGCGCGCCCGCATTCAGATCGCCCCTGAAACCCTCCCCTATGCCGGCATCACCGCCGCCGGCTATCGCGCCCGATCGCTCGCGATCGACCCGGCAATCAAGGACGTCGCCGCCCTGAAACGCGGGCAAGGCCGCGTCGATATCATCCTGCTCGGCCGCGAGGGCGACGGTACGCTGGCGCCCAATATCGTCTCCAAAGTCGCCGCCAGCTTCCGCGAAGAGGATGCGGTGCAGTTGACCGATGTGGTCAGCGTCCGCGCGGCCAGCATCACGCGCTATGCCGTCGCCTTGCGGCTGCTGATCGGGCGCGGGCCGGATCCGGCGCTGGTAAAGGCCGAGGCCGAAGCCGCGATCCGCGCCTATGCCGCGCGCCGCCACGCGATCGGCCAGGTAGTCTATGCGCAGCAGCTGGGCGCTGCAGCCAGTGTCGGCGGTGTCGATCATGTCGAGGTTGCAGCGGACGATATCGACCCCGGCGCCTCCGGGGCCGCCTGGCTCGAAAGCTGCACTATCACGGTCGAGATTGCGGCGTGAGCGCTGCGGCGCCGCAGGGGCCGTTGTTGCCGCCCAATGCCAGCGCATTCGAGCACGCTGTGGAAGAGACCGGCGCGGCGCGGCTTCCCTTGCCGGTGGAACAGGTCAGCGCCGTGCTCGATCCCGATCGCTGCCCGGAGCATCTGCTTCCCTTCCTCGCCTGGCATTTGTCGCTCGATATTTGGGACGATCGCTGGCCGGTGGAGAAAAAGCGCCACGTCTGCCGTCATGCCTTTGCCCTCCTCCGGCTGAAGACGACGCCTGCCGGCATCCGCCAGCATGTCGCGCTGACCGGCGCGGAGGTGACGAAGATCACCCGCCCGCCGGCACGCGGCTTCCTGCGCGGGGCCATGTCGGAGGCGCAGCGGCTAAGCTGGCTCGAAAGCCTGCCACAGATCCGGATCTATCCCTTTCTCACTCGGGAGACGGCAAGGCCCGGTCAGATTTTCCTTTCCGGCGCCACCGGCACGCGCTTCTGGCGCGGTGCGCTGCGCGCGAGCCGCGGCGATCGCCTGCTGGGGCGCTACGCCACCTACTACGATCGCGGGAAGGAACAGCGCGTGACGCTCGCCAGCCAGACCGGCGACAGCGTACAGCGGATCAACATCGCGCGCAGTGGCGTCGCCCGCGCCTTCTGGTCGCATGGCTTCCATGGATCCTTCCACCTTTCCGTCAGCACGGCAGAGACGCATGTGCTCAGCGTGCGCCCGCAGACCGAAGGCACACAATTCGCAGTGCCTGCCGGCAGCCAGCCCACCGATGTCAGCCCGCGTCGTGTCGCACGCCGACGCACCGTGTTCACGCCGCGTGCCTTCTGGCGGCGCAGGACGCGCTTTCACGGGCGCGGCTATTTGCGCGAAAGCTTCGCCCCGCATTTGGTCTATGACGTTTACTACCTGATCGATCGCAACCGCACCGGCCCGCGTCAGCAGGCCGTCAGCTGGCATGGCCACGGCCAATACGGCATCGATCCCTTTACCGCCAAGCTGCGCATTTCCGTGGCCCTCCATCGCCCGCGCGCCCGCACCCATCGCTGGCATGGCAATGGCTATCTGCGCGCTGCGTCAATGGAGCGACTTGCCCAGGCGATCGCGGCGGTGCGCGTCTCCAAGGCGCTGCGCGACACGATCTTCATCGACACCACCACCCATCGCCGCGTGCAATTCGCCTCCGGGCTTCGCTTTGGCGATTTCACATTCGGCCAGATCAGAAAGGCACATTGATGGAAAGCAAGGTTATCTACCGGCAGGATATGGACGCCGATCCGGAGGATTTTAACAAGCAGCAGGAATTCGCGCGCCGCTCGATCGATCATATCGTGGCCGATGGCATTACCGATCAGCGCAAATATGCCGGCTTCGCCGTTGCCGCCACCAGCGTGACCGAAATCACCGTGCAGCCCGGCCGGCTCTATTCGGGCGGCAAGGTCTTCAACCGCGCCGATGAGTTCACGCGGGATTTCACCACCAGTCTGCCCGTGGTTGGCCGCAAGATCGTCAGCATGCTGGTCTCGGGTCAGGAGATCGAAACCGATATCCGCAGCCGCGAATTCCTGATCAATGAAGAAACCAACCAGGCAGAGCCGCAGCAGGTCGCGATGGAACAGCGCCGCGCCGCCAATCTGGACACCGTGGCGGGGGAGGAAAGCGCCGATCCGGTCGCCCCGCTTCCCGGCGCCGGCTATCTGGAAATCGCGCGGATCGAGCTGACCCCGGCGGGCATTGCCAGCGTCACCATGCTGACTGGCAACAGGGTGGTCGGCGCGCAGGATCTCGATACGCGGATGCTCTCGATGGAAGCCTTCAAGGCGCGCACCGGCCCGCAGGTGCAAAGCCTCTCTGCCGACATCGCCGCCCTCACTGCTGGACAAGCCAGCGTCGTCTCGCTCGATATGTATGGCCGCACGCTGGGCCGGCTTGCCGTTCTGGAAGCCAAAGCCGACGTGCCGCAGGAAGCCGTCGATTCCAGCGCCGATTTCCTGCTCGATGATGGGGGCAGCGATCTCACCTATGCCGGTTCCCATGTCCGGATAGAGGAAGGCATGCGCTTTCCGGTAACGGCCAGCACCACGGGCAGCCTGCAGATCTTCGACGCGCTCAATCCGCGCGCCAAGATGGTGAATGGCATGCTCTTTCCCGCCTACACTTTGGCGGAGCGGATGCGTGTTGGGCCGGTTACGGGCGAAGTGGCAGTTTCCAGCTATTCCTATGCCACCCACGAAATGGTGCAGAAGACGGTGTCACGCACCCGCATTCGCTATGGCCGGGCGCGCCGCGTGTCCTCCTCCATCGCCTGGCTGAAGAACGGGCTTTACGATGCCGCTGCGCTGGCCTTCCGCCGGCTCGATGAAGACTGGGCCATTCCGGTCGCGCTCTGGAACCGCGCGCAGCAGCTCCATTTCTTCCGCCGCTATCGCTATTGCTGGATCGACACCTATGAAGAACCCTATTGGGAGGAAGTCACCACCGATCATTCGGTAAACGGCACGCAGGTTGCCGAAACCTTCCTCAACGCCAATGATATGTGGCTGGGCGCAGTCGGCCTCAATTTTACCAGTCTGGCCGAAGAGGGTCCGCTGACCCTCGCCATTTGTGAAACCGATCGCGGCCTGCCCCAGCTCGACAAGGTCGTCGGCCGCACCACCATGGCCCGCGCCGATCTGACCGTCGGCGAAGTGCAGATACCCATCGGCCCGGTCTTCCTCACCGGCGGGCAGCGTTACGCCATCGTCATCATGACGGCGGCCGATCACCGCATCGGCACGGTGGCGGGCTCTGCCTTTCCGGAGGGCACATTCTTCTATGTGCTCGATGGCGCCTATCAGCAGGGCGATGCCACGCGCGATCTCGCTTTCTCGCTTCATTCCTGCCAATTCAGCGCCGCCCGGGCGGTGATCGATCTCGCGCCGCTGGAGCTTGCCGGTGGTATTGCCGATATCGACGTGCTCGCCCCGGCGGTGATCCCCGGATCGACCCAGCTTTCCTACGAAGTGCAGATCGCCGGCACTTGGTATCCGCTGGAAGGATCAGAAGATCTGCCGCTCGGCGCCGGGGGCAGCCTGCCCCCGCTCCTGCCTTTCCGCGCGGTCTTCACCGGCACGCCCGATGTGATGCCCGCCATGTCGTTAAATGGTTCGCAGATCATCCTCTCGCGCCTCGACAAGGATCTCACCCATATCTCAGACATCCGCACCCTGCCCGGTGCCGGCTCCGACCGGATCCAGGTGACGCTGCGGCTCGAGGATTTTGATGAGACGACGCAGGATTGCAGCTGCCAGCTTTTGACCGGCGCAGCCTTCGGCACCGTGGAAGAGCCCGTGAGCACATTGGACCGGACGGTCGATGGCGATGCGCTGGAACGTGTCTTCACTTTCGAACTGGATGCCCCCGTCACCGAATTCCGCATCAAGACCACCGGCCATATCGCCTCCGCTCTCGCCCCTTTCCACGTCGCCATGCGCAAGGATTGGGCGATCTGATGGCCGGGGATGGCAGCGTAACCACTCTCCCGCGCGAGATCGACTTCTCGGCCAATCGCGATGCCTCGCCCGAGCGGATGGACCGGGCGATGCTCTATTTGCTCGGGCAGATCCGCGTCGCCCAGGCGCAGGTCAAAAGCTACGAGACGGTGATCGATGAGCTGCGCGCGCTCGGCCTCAGCCGTGTGGCCGAAGCGCTGACGCCGGTTTTCATTCAGGCGCAGAGCGACGCGAAGGCGATCAACCGGATCTATCAGGATCTGCTCGGCAGCGACGCATTGGATGCCTATCTGCCGCGCGACGAGGCGGCGGCGGCACATGCTTTGCTGGCACCCCTCGCCAGCCCAGTGCTGACCGGCATGCCCACCGCCCCCACGCCTGCAGGCGGGAACAACAGCACGCGGATTGCAACCACGGCCTTCGTCCTGGGGGAGATTGCCAATATCGTTGGCGCGGCCCCTGACAGTCTCAACAGCTTTCAGGAATTTGCCGATGCGTTGGGCGAAGATCCAAACTTTGCCACCACCATCCTGGGCGCACTGGCGACCAAGGCCGAGAAAGACCGCGTCATCGCCGCTGCCGGCACCAGCGGCACTCAGGCCCCCGATGCTGACAGCACCGATATCTGGGCGCTGCTGGGCCTCACTGGCAATGTCACGATTGGCCCAGCAACCGGCAGCCCACGTGACGGGCAGACGCTGCTGATGCGTATCCGCGATGATGGCACGGCGCGCAGCCTTGCCTGGCACAGCTCCTACCGCGCCATCGGCTTTCCGCTGCCCGACGCGACCGAGCCGGGCAAGCTCCTCTATATTGGCGGCAAATGGAATGCAGGCGATGCAAAGTGGGACATGCTGCCCGCAGCATCGGAGGAATAGGCATGGCGCAATTCCTCCGCCCGATCGCCACCACGCTGTCCTCCCGCATTGCCACTGGCGATCACACATCGATCGACGAAGCCGTGCCCGATGATGGCGATTACATCCGCACCCAGAACATCTATCCCGGCGGCGCTGCGGCGGTGTTTGAGTGCCGCCTTTCGCCTGCCCTGCAGCCGCGATCCCCTAACGCTACGCTGCGCCTGCGCTCTTATGACCCGCAGCCTTATGGCAGCTATATGACCCTGTCGCTCAAACAGGGCGCGCAGCAGCTCTGGACCGCCGAATATGACCCGCCCGGCATCGGCATAAGAACGGCAGAAGTAAGCCCTGACATCTCCGGCGTGACGGACTGGAGCGATCTCAGCCTCCGCTGTGAGTTTTACCTGCCTGACTGGCAGACCCCGGGCGGCGCGCGAAACGTCTATCTCTACTGGCTGGAGCTCGAAATCCCCGACCGCGTTCCCGCCAGCCTGCTGATGCTGCTTTGAAGGAAACTCCATGCTCGATTATTCCCTCCACTCGCTCTGGCTTGACGGCGCCGGCAACGGCGCCCCGGCGCCCGCACTCCCCGCGATCGGCGGGCAGCAGTCTCTGCCCGCAAACACCGCCAGCGATGTGATCGCGTCCAAGGGCAATGCCGTGCTTTTTCTCTATCCCACCGAGAAGATGCGCGTTGATCTGCGCGCAGAGCGCAGCTTTGCCGATCCGGACAATCCCGTGGAGCTCGATCCGACCAGCGCCTTTCTGGTGCTCGAACCCTATCAGCCCCGTCCCTTCACCCTCGCCCCCGGCAGCTATCGCCTGAGCTGGGCTGCCTGGAGCGAATAATGGCCTATGGCTTCGGATCCTATGGCACCTGCTGGGGCTATCCCGCAGCCGCGCTGACAGTGCCCCTCGCCGGCGCGGATTTCGCCCTCGACTTCGCGCAGGGCTGGTATCGCTCTGGCAGCCATCTCACCCGCGACTTCGCCATCCCGCTTTCGGGCAATCTGATCGTCAATGGCGATTTCAGCGATGGCCTGAACGGGTGGGGCATCAATGACGAAGGCACGTCAGTCACTAGCGTGGTGGATGGGCGCGCACGTATGTACGCCCCTGACGGTGATTACGCTATTTTGGCTCAAGACCCTGCCGGCCTGCCTGTTGGCTCTCGGTTCGTGCTCTCCGTCGATGCCGAAACCCTGACTGGTGGCGCAGCCTACCTGCAATTCTCTGCCAGCAAATCAATCGTCAAAATACTCGATGGAGGGTTCGAGACGTATGACATTCGGACAGCCGGATCGCTGGGTTTCAAACGTATATCTGTCGGCAATCCGAATGATGTCTATCTCGACAACGTCGTCCTGAAACAAGTCAGCGCCACCAGCTATCGCGCTGGTGAATGCTGGGACATCGACGCTAACGGCGAGCTTCATCGTTTCCGGAGCCATGAGCCGATCATCCTGCCGGGCCGAGGCGCGCCGTTTTATGGGCCGATGACGAATGACATACCCACACGTTACTTCGCGTCATGGAACAAGACGAACTATTCTCAAGCCGGAACGGTAGAGGGCCTATTCGGCCCTGCCAGTGTGATAGCGCCCGATGCTGGCCCAGGTCCTAAGGCGTTCAGTCACAACACATGGCTCCACGCCAATTCGCTTTACACTGATAGCTACATCATTGAGACAGCAGGGCATCGCTTCCTGCAAATATCTCCGTCCGGGGGCTTCCTGCATAACGATTACTATTTCGTGGTGGACCTGGAGAACGGCGCTATCGCGTTTGATAACTTCCCAGATCGCAAGGGTGTGCAAAAACTCGGCGGCGGGGCTGTGCATGTCTGGGCCATGGGCCATACTATTGAGTCTGATGTTTCTGGGCGAATGATCCTGGGGTCTTACCCAAGCTTGGAGATCGCCAGCACAGCGCGAGCGCCTGACTATACGGCCGCAGGTGGCGAAGGTATTGTTTTGCACCATGCACAACGGGTCGAAGGACCTGTGCCCGGCCAATTCATAACGACAGAAGGCGTCGCCGCCAGCATCACGGCGCAAGAGCTGGTCTATGACAGCCCGATCAATGCGGATGAAGACTATGTTTTTTGGGTCGAGGCAAACCCCTTTTTGTTATCAGGTCAGTACCAGTTTCTCGCTCAGGTTGATGACGGGACGACAAACAATCGTTTAAGTCTCTATATTTCCGACAATGGCGTTTGCGCGGCCTATGCACGAAATGGTGATGGGAGCTATTATTTTGGGGCGACCGGAACTGCTACAGTGGGGGAAAAGTTCAGTCTGATCTTGGCAAGGCAGCACGGAGAGTTTCGAGCTGGGCGTTTGCAGGTTGGGACCTTTACCTGGGCGGATTCGTTGGCAAGACCGCATCCAGCCGGTCTGGACATGCTCCGCATTGGTTCAAACATCGACAATAATTATGCAGCGAAATCCGACATACTTCGACCATCTGTTCGGAAAGGCCGGTTTAGTCAGGCGGAGATAGAGGCGATGGTGGAAGGAAGCCTGTCATGAACCTCCCCGGCTACATGACCCGCATCACCATTGCGACCTACAGCGCCACCGAAACCGAGGAGAACGGCTTTCCGCGCGTCACCGGCAGCGAACCGGGCGTGCATATCAATGTGCCGCAGGACCGGATTTCGGAAGAGTTGCTCGCCGCGCTCGATGCAGCGGGCTATGTGATCCTGCCGGCGACGCCCGCCTGTGAAATTGCCGGCGGCTATCCCCAGCACTGCCTGCGCTTTCCGGATGAGGCGGCTGCGACCGAGGCGCTCGAAGAGCTGCTGACTTCCGAAACAGTTTAGAGCGCAAACACGGCATTGCCAGTCACCAGCGAAAGCAAGCTTTGACAGGCAAATTCACACTTTTTGCTAGCTTGTCATCCAGAACCTGCAAAACAGGTATCTCTACAATGTTGCAGGATCTGCATGATACTTTACTTATCGGTCGCAAGGTACTCTTAATTATCTCATGCCTCAGAACAGGTGTTATGTATTGATGCAACGCTCGCGTGACCAAGCGGGTACAGCTTGATGTTAGGCAGGGGAAAATCGCCCCTTCTTGCCGCCAGGATCCTGTTTGATCCTCAAGATGAGCTGACTGCTGCCGAAATCAGAACGCTCGCAAGCGCGATAGGCAGTGTGTTCGTGGGATCCGTGGTGAGCTGTTCAAACGATGCTGACCCTGACCAGCGTGACGCATTATTCGATGGTACAACCGAGTTGGAGATCATATCCGCTGGCCTCAGCTTTATCGTACGCGGCCTAGTACCGTTAGATGCTGCTACGATGTCAATTTACGAGAAAGTCATCGGCTTTGACGATAAAGCATCGCTTGATGTCGCTACTCTCAATACTCTGGTGATCGAACCAGGGCCTCTTATTCGATCAAGCATAGCGTTGCCTCCCATCGTTCGTGCGCTTGCCAGCCTCACAGCGGAACTGAGCGCCCTTCAGAACACTAGGGCGATTTTGTGGAATTCATCTGGCAACCTGATTGAACCTGGCTTGTTTCGCAAACAAGTGACCCAGTGGAACACTGACCATATCTTTCCAGTGGCGGCATTGAGCCGGCTGTATAAGGACCAGTATGGCTCACTGTGCACGCAGGGGCTCTCAGTCTATATCGGCCAGGAGCTCGAAATCGAGCAAGCTACGCTCATTCGGCTGTCAGATCGCCAGAGCCTCATGATAATCCGGCTCGTGGAATGGCTGATTGCGAATGGGCCAGTCATGAAAACTATCCACCTCACCAGTGAAGAGTTCGGCGGGTTGGAAATCAGACGGTCCGCTAGCGGAAGCCATGCTTTAGTCAGGCTTGCTACAACAATCTATTGATCAGATTCGATTGCCGTATTCAGGTTCCGAATCCAACCGCCACATGCCGTGCCAGAAAGGCAAAATAACGCTCTGGCGAAGTGAGTCGTTTACCAATTATTCACCATATCTGAGAGATCTGAATCCAATTCGGATGCAATTCGGAATAATTTACAGCTCTGTTTATAAAGCGAATTTTCTCCATTCTCGATTGAACGTGGAGCAGTTTCGGACTTACTTTGAAATTAGAAGTTTGACCAAAATACAGCCTACTACTTAAAGTACCCTTGCGAAATCAAACAGTTGTTTCGCTGCTATAGAGAGGGGGCTATCTTGGAAAAACCAAGCGAAGACGTGGCTGCTGGGCATGTACTCACAACTTTAGTCAATCGGTTGGAAACGGTGATAGGTCGTCTCGAAAGAAACCAATCTTCCGCTCAAACGCATTCCGATAGTACTTTTAATCTTAGATCTCGTGCTCAAGATCTGGAGCAGAATTACTCTTCAATCTTGGAGGTACCAGGTAGACGTAGCGTTGCGCACCCGCTTCCGAGAGTTGGGATAATCCAATGGCTGATCTTTCAGCGTAGCGAGCGGAACAGATTTTTCTCTGCGGACATTTTCCGTGACCCGGCGTGGGATATTTTGCTGGATCTTACACTGGCCGAGATAAAGCAGCAGCAGATTTCAATCTCATCTGCGTGCCTGGCGGCGCAGGTTCCACCAACCACCGCGCTCCGACACATCGAAGAATTGGAAAAACTAGGGCTGATTGAAAGGGAAAACGACCCAACCGATAAGCGCCGACGGCACATAAAGCTGACCAATGAGGCCCTCCGCGCGATGGCAAACTATTTCCAGCTAATTCTGCAAGAAACCCCTAGCCGCGAAGACTTGTGTATTGAACGCTCAGCTATAGCGACAGCCTGATTGCCTATGTTCCAGCTGCGATGACAATAGCTATCTTCGCCTAACAGCAAACAGATACGACACTTGCCCTCGTTCCGCTGGCGCCAACGAGGGGCCTTGCTGGAGCACGCGGGCGCAATGCGCTTGGCATGCTCCATGTCCATCCCGCGCTCCACCGGCCATACAGGCGACCCATCCCAACTGATCCGCATCGGCCGGATCATCGCCGTCGATCGCGCCAGCGCGCGTTGCCAGGTCGAAATCGGCGACCCCGATCGGCAAAGCGTCACCACCATTTTCATTCGCTGGGGTGTGCTGCGCGCGGGCGAGACCATTATCTGGAGCCCGCCCAGCGAAGGCGAGCAGGTGCTGCTTTTCTGCCCCGATGGCGACATTGCCCAGGCCGTGCCCTTCGGAGCGCTCTACAGCGCAGACTATCCCGCGCCTGCCACCGACACCCGCGAATTCATTCGCTTCGCCGATGGGGCGGAGATTGGCTACGATGCCGATAACCACCATCTCGACCTGACCCTGCCGCCGGACGCCACTACACGCATCGAAAGCGATGGCGGCGTGACCATTATCGGCGATGTTCGGGTGGAAGGCGATGTGTTCGCCGATGGCATCAGCCTTAAACAGCACCGCCATCTCGGCGTGCAGCCGGGGGCCGGCATCTCCGGCATGCCGCAGGAATGAGCGCTACCACCGGCATGAACCGCCAGACCGGCAAAGCGCTTTCGGGTGCCGATCATCTTGCGCAATCCGTGGGCGATATCCTCACCACGCCGATCGGCACGCGCATCATGCGTCGCGATTACGGATCGATGCTGATGGATCTCCTCGATCAGCCGCTCAACAGCGCCACGCGCCTCCTGCTCATCACCGCCAGCGACACCGCCCTGCGCAAATGGGAGCCGCGCCTGAAGGCCCGCCGCTTCCGTTTCGACTTCGAGGGCGCCGCATCCGGCCAGGTCGGCGTGCAGATCGAAGGCGAACGCACCGATCTTCCCCGCGCCAATGAGCGGATCACCCTTTCCATCCCCATCCGCACGGGCGGCGCCTCGCCCGTTTCCGCCAGCTGAAGGATCTGCATATGCATGGCATCAAGGTGAATGAACGCATCACCGGCACTCGCCCGATCGAGGCTCTCTCCACCGCCATCATCGGCTTGCTCTGCACCGCCAGCGCTGCTGATGATCAGGCAGCTGATCTGGAAGCCACCTTCCCTCTCGATACGCCGGTCCTCGTTACCGATATTCGCAAGGCGATTGGCCAGGCCGGCACCGGCGGCACATTAAAGCCCGCGCTGGAGGCGATTGCCGATCAATGCAGCCCGGTGCTGGTGGTCGTGCGCGTGGCCGAAGGGGATGACCCCGAAGAGAACGACACCAAGCTGATCGGCACGGTGGATGCACAGAACACCTATACCGGAATGCAGGCCTTTCTGGCCGCGCAGACACAGCTCGGCTTTTCGCCTCGCATCCTCGTCGCGCCTGGTCTCGACACACAGCCCGTGACCACGGCCCTGCTTCCCATCGCGCGCAGTTTGCGCGGCATAGTCTATGCGCAGGGTGAAGGCGAGAATGTTGCCGACGCCCTCACCTATGCGGACAATTTCAGCGACCGCGAGCTGATGCTCATCTGGCCACGCTTCGCCCATGAATTTCTCGGAGACACCATCGCCCGCGCCGCCGGCCTGCGCGCGAAGATTGATCAGGAAATCGGATGGCACAAGACGCTCTCCAACGTTGCCGTTTCCGGCATCACGGGGCTCGATCGTGATATTGGCTTCGATCTCCTTGGCGGCGACAATGACGCGCAGACCCTGAACGCGGCCGGCATCACTACGCTGATCCGCCGCGACGGCTTCCGCTTCTGGGGCAACCGCACCATGAGCGACGAACCGCTCTTCGCTTTTGAAAGCGCGGTGCGCACCGCGCAGGTGCTCAAAGATGAAATCGCCGCCGGTCTCGCCTGGGCCCAGGATAAGCCGCTCACCCGCGTGCTGGTGAACGATATCGTCGAAACCATCCGCGCCCGCTTCCGCCGCCTCATCGCCCAAGGACGGCTGATCGGCGGCGACGCCTGGTACGATCCGGCACTCAACAGCGATGGCGATCTCGCCGCAGGACGGCTGACGGTGGATTTCGACTTCACGCCCGCCGCCCCGCTTGAAGGTCTGACGATAAATCAGCGGATTACGGACCGCTATTACGCCAGTTTCTCCGATCTCGTCGCCGCCTAATCACGCGCCCTCCTCAGCTTTCCAGACATAGAAAAGGATCCCCGCCATGGGCCTGCCGCACAAGCTCAAGAATATGAATCTTTATGATGAAGGCGTCAGCTTCATGGGTGAGATTGGCGAACTCACACCGCCGACCATCAGCCATGCAACGGAGGATTGGCGCGGCGGCGGCATGCTCGGCCCGGTCAAAATCGACAACGGGCTGGAGGCTCTGGAATTCGAATGGACGCTCGGAGGCTATGTCTCTCAGGTCGTTTCTCAAATGGGCGAGCTGGCGATCGACGGCGTGATGTTGCGCGCGATGGGTGCTTTTCAGTCCGATCAGGATGGCGGCGTCAAATCGGTCGAGCTGGTCATGCGTGGCCGGCACACAGAGCTTGATCGCGGCACCTGGAAACCGGGCGACGATACAGAGAAGAAGCTGAAAACCGCGCTCTCCTATTACAAGGAGATCGTCGACGGCACCACACTGCTCGAAATCGACATGATCGCCGGCATCTACAAGGTCGGCGGCGTCGATCGCTACGCCCAGATCCGCGCTGCCATCGGCGGCTGATTTCCAACCAGGTTCGCCAGGCGGGGCTTCGCGGCTTTCCCGTCTGGCGGACATTCGAAAAGCCGCGCTGATTGAAGGAAGCCGCGATGAGTGAAGACACCACCCCAGATGAAGCGCCCGGCATGGTGCTACTTTCCCAGCCCATCGAACGGGGCGAACAGGTAATCACGAAAGTGCAACTGCGTGAGCCACGCGCCGGCGAGATGCGCGGTCTCTCCATGGTCGACGTCGCCAAGCTTGATACCGATGCGCTGGTCAAATTGCTGCCGCGTATTTCCAACCCACCGCTTCTGGCGCAGGAAATCGAAGCGCTGCGTTCCTGCGACCTTTTTGCCCTTGCTACGGAAATCGCAAATTTTTTGCTGCCGGAGGGGACGAGGCCCGAATCCCTGCCGATCTAAGCGACGCCATGGCCAATATCGCCCTCGCCTTTCACTGGTCGCTCGAAAGCATGGGAACGCTGTCCCTGGCTGAGCTGGGGGACTGGGAAAGGCGGGCGATCGACAAGCTGGAACTTCTGCACAGAGATCCGCGATGAACAAATCGCTCCGCCTGCAAATCATCTTCGATGCACTGGATAAGCTCAGCGAACCGCTGAAGGGCATATCCGGTCGTTCGAAGAAACTGAGCGGCGATCTCAAAGAGACGAATGCGGAAATCCGCCGTCTCGAAAAGACCCAGAAGACGATTGACCAGTTCCGGAAACTGAAGAAAGCCACCAGGGCGACTGAGGCTGAATTAAGGGAAGCCAAACAAGCCGCAGAGCAGCTCGGCCGCGAGTTCCATCAGACCGAAGCCCCGACGAAGCAACTTGGCAAGGAATTCAAGGCTGCTCGGCGAAAGGTGGAACAGCTGGAAACCCGCCTCGACAAACAGAATGGAACCCTGCGCGACAGCCGCAGCCGGCTTTCTGACGCTGGCATCAACACACGTAATCTCAGCGCAGATCAACGCGCTCTGGCAACCCGTCTTGGCCAGGCGAATGGTGAACTGGCCCAGCAGAAGCAGCGCCTGGAGGCTCTAAACAAGGCCAATGCCCATGCGCGTAAGCTGCGCGCCATGGGGTCGGGCGTCAGCAGTGCTGGCGTCAAAGCCAGCATCGGCGTCACCGCCCCGCTTGCCGCGCTCGGCAACGCTGCATTTCAGGCGGCAAGCGATGCGGCCGAGCTGGAATCCGCCTTTGAAGTCACCTTCGGCAATTCCGCCAAAAAAATGCGGGCCTGGTCGGTCGAAACCGGCGATCTTCTCGAACGCTCCACCCAGGAAATGATGGCCATGTCGATGGCCTATCAGGATATTCTGAAGAAACAGGTCGGCGGCGGCAAAGCTGTCGAAATGAGCAAGGAACTGACCCTGCTGACGCAGGATCTGGCGAGCTTCAAAAATCTTAGCAACGATGTAGCGCAGCAGAAGATCTTCTCCGGCTTGATTGGCGAAGCCGAACCCTTGCGCGCCGTCGGCGTCCTCCTTTCCGATGCGACAGTGAAGGCAAAGGCGCAGGCGATGGGGCTTGAACAGCTCAATGGCGAATATACCGAAGGCGCCAAGGTGCAGGCCCGCTTCGCTTTGATCCAAGAGCAACTTGCCGATGCCCAGGGGGACATTCTGCGAACACAGGACAGCACAGCCAATCGGCTAAAGGCATCCACATCGGCATGGGACGAATTGAAGGTGGCGATTGGCGACAGGTTGCTGCCCAAACTCACCCCGGTCGTCAACGCCATTACCTCCCTGCTCGAAGCCTTCGGTAAATTGCCGCCCGGTCTGCAGGAATTCATCGTCTGGGCAGCAATCATTGCGGCTCTGCTTGGCCCGGTTCTGATCGCAATCGGCGGGTTGATTTCAGTCTTTGGCGCTTTGTCGGCAGTGGCCGGGGCACTCAGCATGGGGCTTCTGCCCCTGCTCGGCATCATCGCTTTGGTCGCCGCTGTGGCTGTTGCGATCGGCGCAGCCGCCTATCTGATCTACACCCATTGGGACAGCATCAAGGCCGCTTTCGCATCAGGCTGGCAAATGATGCTGGGCGTATGGGAATGGATCAAGCAGACCTTCCAGAAATTCCCCGCGCTATTTGGCCCCCTGGGGATAGCCGTGGCGCTCATTTCGAAACACTGGGACGCGATCAGCGTCATCTTCCATGCCGGAATAGAAAAGGTGAAGAGCTTTTTCACCGGTCTGCCAGATTGGTTCAAGACAGCGGGTCTCGCCATCATCACGGGGTTGGTTTCCGGGCTTGGCCCGGCAGGTGGGATCCTTTCCAAAAAGCTCATTGCCATTGCGAAATCGGGCATCACCGCTTTCAAGAACTTCTTCGGCATCCATTCACCATCCCGGCTTTTCATGCAGATGGGTGGCTATATGACCGAAGGGCTGGCGCGCGGGCTCGAAGGCGGCACACGCCGCCCTTTGGCCGCGCTGGGCAACCTTTCATCGGCCATGGGGGCACGCGCCCTTCAGGCCCCGCCCAAATTGCGACTTGCGCCCGCTTGGCAGCCTGCACGTGGCGCCGGTGAGCGGGGATCTGCATCAGCCCCGCCCTCCGCGCTTCATATCGGCCGCATAGAGATCCAACAGCAGCCGGGCGAGGATGCAGAAGCGCTGGCCAACCGCATCATCACTACAATCGAACGCCGCCGGGGCGTGGATCAGCGGAGTGCCTATTACGATGGCGAGTGATCACCTTCTGGCGCTCGGCCTCTTCGCCTTTGGCATGGACACGATTTCCTATCAGGATCTCGAACGCCGAACCGACTGGAATTATGGCCGCACCGCCCGTTACGGCGCGCGGGACGTGGCGCAATTCACCGGGCCGGGCAGCGACACGATTACGCTGAACGGCGTTCTGGTGCCCGAACTCGCCGGCCATTATTCCGATCTCGATCGCCTGCGCGAAATGGGCGATAGTGGGAAGGAGCATTCGCTCGCCCGCGGCGATGGCACCGTGCTCGGCCGCTTCATCATCATGGCGCTCGACACGCGCGAGCAGAACATCATCAAGGGCGGTCGGCCGCGGCGCTATGACTTCGCGCTCGATCTCCAGAGGGTCGACTGATGCTCGCCAATCGCGCGGGCTTCAGCCTGGTAATCGACGGCACCGATATTGCGGACACCATCGCGCCACATCTCAATCCCGGCGCGCTGCCGCTGGACGGAAAAAAGCGTGTCCCCCGGCTGATATCGCTTTCGCTGACCGAGCGGCTGCAGGAACAGGCCGACCGGCTCGAAATCACCCTCTCCAACCATGATGGAGAGCTCGCCCCGGTCAAACGCGGGCGCTTTATTGATCTGGCTCTGGGCTGGGTCGGCGGGCGCGATGTCATGCCTGGCCTGATTTCCAAGGGCCGCTTCAAAGTGGATGAGGTGGAGAAGGAAGGCCCGCCCGACACCCTCACCATCCGTGCCCGCTCGGCCGATCTGACCGGCACCTATCGCACGCGTCGCGACCGGAGCTGGAACGAGACGACGCTGGGCACACTGCTTGGCGAGATCGCCCGCATCAACGGCCTCACCGCGCGGATCCATCCTGATCTGGCGAGCCTCGTCATTACCGCGATCGAGCAGGCTGCGAAGAGCGATGCCGCTTTCATCCGCGATCTGGGCGAACGCTTCGACGCCGTAGCCACGGTGAAGGCGGGTGCGCTAATCTTCCTGCCCATCGGTGCGCAGACCAACACCGCCGGCGAAAGCTTCGGCAGTCTCCCCCTCACCCGCCAGGCGAACAGCCGCTTTCGCTTTCTTATTCCCGATCGGCAGGAGCATGACGGGGCCGAGGCGCAATGGCATGACCGCGATCAGGGGAGGAAGCGCACGGTCACCACAGGTGCCGACAGCAATCCGAAGCGCATCAAACGCAGCTTCGCCAGCGAGGCCGAAGCGCGGCAATGTGCCGAGGCAGAAAGCCGCAAAGCCCAGCGCGGGCACTATCAGTTCGACTATGAAATGGCGCTTGGCGATCCGGGCATTGAACCCAACCAGCGCGTGACGCTATCAGGGTGGGATAGCGAGATCGATGGCATTGCGTGGCTAGTGGAAGAGGCGAGCCACACGCTCGATGCAAGTGGCGGCCTTGGGACTTCGCTGAAGCTGATGAGCTTATCGAATATCAGACAAATGGAGTCTTGAAACTTCATTTTCAATTAGAGGCAAAACAGCAACAATACGGGAATAGAAACTTGCCACCAATTTCGGCGGCGGTGGGGAGGGAATATCTCATAGAATGATATATCGATCGCTTCGAGAAGCTCTTCGATAGAATTAGAGAGATCAGTAATCCTATCATATACGGCAGCGCTACGACGCCACCCTCTTTCCTCAAATGGGGCGCCGGTCGCTAATTGTCGAATTTCAATCAGATCCTGATCGTCGAACGAGATACCCACCTCTCGCAAGACGCGCAAATGGCGGGACAAACTTTGAATCTCTGATTTCAGCTTAGACGCCTTCAACGCTCTTAGCTTGGGATCCGGACCTAACCAATATTCTCTGGCTGAAATCTTGAGAGCATCTGTGCGGCCACGCAATTCACGGACTAGTTCACGCACTTCCTTTCGAAACTCTCGCCGATCTGCCATGTTTGCCACAACAAACCAACCAACCACCGTTACAAGTGCGGTGATTGCGAAAGAAAACTGGACTACTTTATCCAGGGGCCAGTCACCTATTGCCAGTAGCTTTGAATCTCAGAGACCAACGAAGAATCTCTTGAAATCAATTTTAGCGATTTCAACAAAATATCTCGACTAAACCCGGCACGGTTCAAGCCACCGAAAGCTTCTTCTAGAAAAGAGGAGCCAAGCCCTCTCGTTCCATCAAGGTTGATCGCCATGCGCTGATTGTTATGCAGCGCGGGTAATAGAAACTGCTCTCTGAATCGTTCACCCGAGTTAGGCCCATCACTGACGAAGCGCCCCGCTGGGGCACGAGAGAAATCTTTTGCAATGTCAATCACAATTTCCACCATCCGATTCTCTTGCAGCATCGCTTACCGAGACTTTCCAAGAAATCAATGTCCCCAGCAGTGAGGTATCATAATTACCTTCCGCAGTCTCGGCCTCCTCAGCATCATAAGCAAGATGGCTACTACCACTCATTATGACAACACCACCAACGTCTGATTCATGTAAAGCGTTCCAGATCTGATGCATGCCTTTGCCTCGATTTGTTTCTTCCGTACTCGTTTCACCCAATACCAGTGCAGTCTTAATCGAGGCGAGGTCAGGTGGTAGGAATCTAAAAAAATTCCTTATTTTTTTCAGTATATTACGATCCCATTTCATCGGGAGCGAACGAGAAATTCCGATACCTAAATCACAAACGATCACTTGGAGCATTCCGTCAAGTTCGTGAGTGAACATCCACCAGCGCCTCTCTCGAAATTCTCTGCAATTGTCGAGACGGCCAGCTTGATAAGCATGATGCAGACTGTTCGTGATTGCTTCGACGAGGCCAATTTGCATCTTCTCCATTAATGCCGGGGCAACACGACCTTCATATTCATCCAAAACGTCCCCAGGCTCTTCGTCTACCCGCGTTCCTGTTGCATATCGCCAGTGTCTAACACTATCATCAAAGCTCGTTCTATCGGAATGAATCTGCGCATGTGATGTCCGCTGCAATAACTCAATCTGATCTAGAACCTGCCTTACGATCTCTGCTTCCGTTGAATCCCCATCCGGTAGCTTGCAGACAATTCGCTGCTCGGCTCTTCCCATTCGCTGTGCACGGTCGACTTCGGCAACAACAACTAGCATTCCGATCGCCATGATTTTTTTCGTTTGCGAAAAATCCAAGACTACGTTTCGATGCGATTGGAGATAAGCCTCTCGAATCTTTCTGCAAAACGTTAGAGTTTGCTGCCTAGCCGTTTTCCCTAAGAGATTTATTTCGCGAGGAGCCAAAAGCCGCGTAAAATCTGATCCATAACGAGCCCGTGCAGCCGGCCACTCGCGCTGACCATTGCGATTTCGATGACGCTTCTCTCTCTGCCGAACTCGCCGCTGAAATCGCTTGGTGACAACACCGATCGGGAGGCTAACTTTCTGATTCATAGCAAACCAAATAGTTACCCGAAAACCTTGCCGTTCATAAAGCGAAGCACCGCACGAACGTCGGTACCTTTGGTGAAAACCACTTCGCAAACACCCCAACCTGAGCCGCAGATTTTGACTTCCGCATCAAGATCGAAAGTCCCCGAATTCTCCACAGAGAATGCAGTGATGGACCGCCAGGGGAAGTTCGAAAACTCAATCTTTTTCCCAGTTATCCCCTGCCGGTTATATACGATCAGACGTTTGCTGGTAAAAATTGCCCCGTCGCGGACTCCTTTGAATTCGTTTTCGACCTCTTCGCCTTCCATCAGCAAAGGCGAATAGAGCTCACTTGCTGTACCGATCTTTACTGGGTGCCCCACAAAAACTTTGCCCATGAATGGGTGCGCTACAGCTGACATAATCTCAGTTCCAATATGCTCAAATAAAGACGCAGCTTCAGCCTGCATTCAACCCGACGTCCGGAATGACCACTTTAGTCAATTTCCATCCGAGGCCATCTCGCGTGAACACCATGCTAGCGCTATCCTTTTCAGCCTTCGGAACAGCTCGAAAATGATCGAAGTCGGTCCGTTCAATCGTCCAATCGGGGAAAGTTCCTTCACTCTCGCTCCACTGTTGCCCCCCTTTGAATTGGCCTCGGGCAACCATGATTCCCATAGCTTCGGGAGTTACAAGTCCGTCGATCATCCGATCGAGCACACCCATCGCGATTATTCCGCCAAATGCCTCGAGACCGCCTGCATCCTCGCGCTCCATTTCTACGACGAGATAAGCTTTCAATTGAGATTTAAGCGATTCACGAACCGAAGCGAAGTCGATGCGGGCTTCCAAAGAAGCTACATCACCCTCGACGGCTGCATCGCGCAACTTGCCCAACGCGTAAGCGGGTGACAAAAAATACCAACCAACAGATGCAGCAAGAACGACAGCGATAATGGCAACCACAAGTTTCTTAGACATTCTCCCCCCTCAGAGAATTCAGGTTCCACCTAAGTGGCAAGCATTCCTAAGTATGATTACTTACAGCAACAACCATCAGTGTAAATATGGATGAACAGAGTCAATCATCCGACCGACGCTTTCAGCTTATTTTACAATTTAGTTAAACCGTCTTCAGTACCGCAACGACACGGCCTATTATGTGGATTTCTCCATCCACGGCAGTTTCGGGGGGGACGTTTTGGTTGTCGGATAGGATCTTTACCGAACCATCAGGCTTGGGGCGGAGGCGTTTTATCATGCCTACATCGCCATAAGCGAAGACCCAGATCAGGTCGGACATTTCGGGGCTCATCTGGCCGCGGTCAATCAGGACGACCTCGCCGTCCTCGATCGTAGGCGCCATGGAGTTGCCTTGCCCCTTGCTCCAGAACAGGTCTTCCGGCTTGGCGTTCGTGAAAAGGCGGATCCACGAGCGGGAGAATGCCCGCCTCTGTTCCTCAACTGGCTGATCGAGATATGTCCCACCAAGCCCGTATCGAAGATCGATTTCCGCTATTTCAACGATGTCATCATTGACCAGCTTAGGCACCTTGCCACGGCGAGGCTTAGACTGTGGGTCAAAATCGTCAGCCTCATCCGACTCACCGGTTAGATATTCGGGAGTGGTTTTGAGTTCGCGAGCGATAACATGGAGATAGCTCGAACTTCGTGTTTTACCGGAGATGAGTGCGGATATGGTCGGCTGTTTGACGCCAACACGGCGCGCCAACTCCGCACCCGACATTTCGAGCGCCTCCAAGCGTTCACGGATGCGGTCACCAACGGTCATCGGCGCACCCTATAGAAAGGGGTATAGAAACGCGCCTTAGTTTTTTCTATTGACGAGGTATAGCGATAACTATACCCAATAGTCATGACTAAGCCAATGACCCCATATGAAGCTCTTAGCTGGCTCGTTCAGATCGCGGGATCTCAGAGTGCCCTTGCTCGAGCTCTAGGCATTTCTCAGCCAACCGTTTGGAAGTGGCTGCAGTCATCGAAGCGTTTGCCTGCGGAATATGTCTTGAAAGCCGAGCGCCTCTACGGTGTTTCTCGCCACGATCTGCGGCCTGACATTTATCCGCGTGACTATCCCCCAGCGCCAGAAGTGCGCTGGCACGGTCTCGATCGCCGCGCGGGGATGTCTGCATGATAATTCCTCTCTTTCCTTTTCGGTCGGCCCATCCCTCCTCTCCCGTCAAGAGGGTCGACCACTTTGGGCCGGGCAGCGGAGCGTTGACCCCACAACCCCGATCTGTCCGGCCCATTCCCTCCTATTTCGCTCCTGCCCGCCCGTCATCGGGAGAAGGCGCCAAAACTTCCCCTCTCTGCCTGCGGAGCCACGCATGACCCTCAGTGTTCAGGAACAATTGCAGGCCGATAAGGCGCGCGAGCTAATCGCGGGTGTCGGCGGGCTGGAGCCTGCTTCGGACATCACCGATCTCTCCACCAGCCAGCTTGGCCGCTATCAATCCAAGCATGAGCGCGATTCCATGCCCGCCCGCGTCATCGAACAGCTCGAAGCGGTGACGCATGGGCAGGCGAGCCATCCGGTGATGACCCGCCATCTGGCGCGGCGGCAGGGTTTCGTGCTGGTGCCGCTACCCAATGCCCTGCCCGGTGAAGGCGAATGGAACCGGCACATTGCGCGCCTTTCCCAAAAGGCGGGCGATCTGATCGCTGGCCTCGCCACCGATCTGGCGGATGATCAGGACGTCTCGCCGCGCGAAGCGAAGAAGCGCATCGCACCGGCGGACCGGCTTGTTGAAATCGCTGCAGAGCTGCGCGCGGCCCTGATCGCGCGGGCCGAAGGGGATTGCTGATGGCGGGCGAAGGTGCCCTTTCCTCGCGCCCGGCCGGCCACCACACGCGGCTGCGCCGGGGCAGTGTGATCTGCCCGGTCTGCCACGCCAATGGCCGGATCGAAGGCAGCGAGCATGTGACCGATCTGGTCAAGACGCTGTGGGTCCATTGTTCCAACACCTCCTGCGGCATGACCTGGCGGATGCATCTCTCCTTTGAATTCGTGATCAGTCCCTCGGCGATTCACCGGCCCGATCTCAACCTGCCCGGTGCGCCCTCCGACTATCCGCGCCAGACCTACGCCCCCGGCCCTCCCGCCAGCGTGGCAACGGCAGAGGACGCGCATGATCCGAACCAGATGACGATCTTCGATAATCTGGGTGGCAAGGATCCCAAATCCCCGCCCTGATCGGCGCCTGCTTTCCCCCATACATCGCGGCCCCTGCCGCACCGAAACAATCCCCATCAGAGGAAGGAGTGCCCCGTGGCCGCAACAACTGATGACCGCCTCCGCTTGCTCATCGAACGCATCGAACGGCTTGAGGAAGAAAAGAAGAATATCTCCGACGATATCCGAGAGGTTTACGCCGAGGCGAAGGCCGTTGGTTACGACGTGAAGATCCTCCGCCAGATCGTGCGCCTGCGCAAAATGCAGCCCGACGACCGGCGCGAGATGGAGTGCATTCTCGAGACCTACAAAGCCGCGCTGGGGATCGGCTGATGCAGCGCCTCCCCATCATCCACCAATGCGGCCGCTGCGCGCGTTCGCATCACGGCCCGCATCTGCCGCCCGGTTGGGCGCAGCATCCCCGCTACGGCGCCCTCTGCGACGATTGCGGCGAGCGCCTGCGCCTGACGGCCCAAACCGGCCTCACCGCGCGAGAAGCGGCATGAGCGAGAGCGATCCCGAGCTCGAACATCTGCGCGCGCTGTGCGCCCGCGCCGAACGCTGGGCAGCGCGGATCGAATGGGCCGTGTTCGCAGCAGCGATCGCCCTGGCCTTTGTCTGCACGCCGATAATCGCGAAGAACATCGCGCTGGGCTTTTGCGCGGAGTGGATACTGCCATGAGCGTTTCAGCCACATCGCGGCAGCTCGACGCCCTGCGGTTTATCCAGGGCTATCAGGAAGTGCATGGCTCCTCGCCCACACTGACCCAGATCAGCGAAGGTCTCGATCTTCGCTCGCGCGGAGGCGTTCATCGCCTCGTGACAGGGCTGGAGGAGCGCAGCTTGATTCGTCGCGCCGCCGCGCCCGCCCGTTCAATCGAGATTTGCGAGGCGGTCGCTCTGCCACGAGCACCGGATGGCGCGCCTCTCTTTTCCGTCACCCCGAAAGGAATCAGTCCATGAGCCTGCCCGCCCCCGTCCAGAATATTATCAAGGCCATCGCCGACGAGATGGCGCAAGACGACGCCCTTCTCGCCCAGATCAATCAGAGCCACCAGCCATGTCGAAACAGCCCCGCTGCGCGATCTACGCCCGCTTCTCGACCGACCGGCAATCGGAAACTTCCGCCGAAGACCAGGTCCGCGACTGCCGGCGCTATGCCGAAGCGCAAGGCTGGGTAGTCGCCGACGTCTTTACCGACCTCGCCATCTCCGGCGCCAATAATCGGCGGCCGGGGATGACGGCGATGCTTGCCGCCATCGCGGAGGGAAGCATTGAGATCGTGCTGGCCGAAGATCAGGACCGTCTGGCGCGCGATCAGGAAGATATCGCAGCGATCTACAAGCGCGTCATCTTTGCCGGTGCGCGGATCATCACGCTTTCCGCCGGCGAGTTGTCGGAGCTGCATATCGGCCTGAAGGGCACGATGGATGCGCTCGAGCTGAAGAAGATGGCAGAGAAGATCCGCCGCGGGCAGCGCGGCACGGTCAGCCGCGGTCGCGTGCCAGGGGGGCTTTGCTACGGTTATGAAGTGGTCCGCAAGCTGGATGACAAGGGTGAACTTGATCGCGGCCTGCGCCGCATCGTTCCCGAACAGGCAGAAGTCGTTCGCCGGATCTGCCGCGAATATGCCGATGGGCGGAGCATCAAGGCAATATGCCGTGATCTGAACAAAGAAGGTATCAAGAGCGCGCGGGGTGGCGAGTGGCGCGTCTCCTCGATCTCGGGTAATCGCGCCCGGAAGATCGGCATCCTTCACAACCCGATCTATATCGGCAAGCTGGTTTACAATCGCGTGCGAATGCTGCGCGATCCGGAAAGCCGGAACCGCATTTCACGGCCGAACCCGGAAAGCGAGCTGGAAACCGTCGATGTGCCCGAACTGCGCATCATCGACGAAGAACTATGGCAACGTGTTCAGGAACGCCGCCGCATCGAAGCCGAGGTCCGCCCTGAACATCGCCGCAAACCGCGCCATCTGCTTTCCGGCCTTATCCAATGCGCTGAATGCAGGGGCAATTACATCTCCTATGGCAGCGGCCGCTTCGGCTGCACCAACCATCGCGGCGGCGGCAAATGCGACAATGCGCGCACCATATCCTATGAAGAATTGCAGCGCCGCGTGCTGGCCGGTCTGGAAGACAAGCTGCTCTCGCAAGAGGCTGTGGATCTGCTCGTCGCTGAATTCCACCGCGCCCGCCAGAAACATCAGAGCGACATCGATCGCCGCCGCAAACGCACGGAGAAGAAACTGCGCGAACTATCCGGCGCCATTGATCGCCTGGTCGCCGCCATCGCCGATGGCGGCAGTGAATTTGCCGAAGTGCGGGAAGCATTGCGCCAGAAAAAGGCCGAGCGTGACCAGCTTCAGAATGAAGTTGCTGAGCAGGAAGCCCTGCCCGCCATCGCACTCGATCCCCGCATAGCGGAAACCTATCGTACCCGGATCCGGAATCTGATTTCGGGTGCGGAAAGACAGGAAGTGACCCTGTCGAACTCGTCCGGCCAGATCAGGCAACTGATCAACGCCGTTATCATCTATCCACGAAGTGCCGACAAGGATATCGAGGTTTACGGCTCGCTAGAAGCCGCCGTAGCCCTTGCTACCACCGGCCAAGCAAGGAGGGAGCTACAGCCGTGTTTAACGATGGTAGCGGAGGAGGGACTCGAACCCCCGACACATGGATTATGA